AGAAAAGCCAGATACAATCCACACTCCCCACCATCTCCCCGACCCCTGTTAAGTGTGCGAAATCCGCACACCCATATAACCATATATACCAATAGTAATAGGCTCAACTAAAAAAATAATTTAATTTTAATTTAGACACGAAAAGCTTCCCAAGCTCTTGCTTGGTGATTAGCCGAGCTTGGGGCTTTTCTTTTAATAAGGAAGAATATGAAAAACTTAAAATCAATAGATAAGCAAATTGATGAATATTTGAATTACTGCGAGAACGTTCGTCGCATGAGTGAACAAACCCTTCACAGCAAAAGATGGATTTGCAGGGAGTTTCTCAAAACAATTAAAATTGACAGTCTTAGTGAATTATCAAACAAGTACATCAATGAATGGATAGCAGAGCAAACTGCTCGTGGATGTTCTGGCAGGACAATCAATAGCAGACTAGTCAATTTAGTTGCCATGCTTCGATATTTTCAAGATATGGGGGTATCATTTCCAAAATTAAAACTACGATTGATTATTAAATGCAAGGAACAGCCACCTCGTAGGGTTTACTACACTAGAGAGCAGATTGAGCAAGTATTGAAATATGCTGATCATTTAGAGTGGCTACTAATTAAACTTTGCTTTGATTGTGGACTTCGGATTTCCGAGCTGCGCAATCTTCGGCTCATGAATCTTAATGGAAGAATGGTAACGTTTATTGGTAAAGGATCGAAAGCACGTGAATCGTATATGAGCGAAGAAGCAAGAAGCCGGTTAGACGATTGGATTCAAAGAAACCGAATAAGCGATTTTATCTGGGTGAGAACACCCGGAAAAAATGAGCCGATGTCGGTTGAAGATATCCGCTATCTAATGAAAAAACCATTTTACCAAGCCGGATTCAAAAACTTCTATCCACATGCGTTACGCCACTCTTTTGCAACTGATATTCAAAAACATGGTGCTTCACTAATGGAGACTAAAGAAATGTTGGGACACGCAAGGATTGAAACTACAGAACGATACGTTCATGGCTTGGAAGGACATTTAGAGTATTTCTTTGATAAATATAAATTTACTACAGCGTAATAAGAGATGATATTGGTCATGCAGATTAGTGATGGTTGTGGAAAACTATCTGCATGGCTACAATATCGTTATTGACAAAATGACGAATCTTCGCTACACTAAAAATATCTTAGCGAAGTCATCAAGCCAAGCTAAAACTCTTTAACACTTAGAAAATAGAAACCGTGGTAATTTACTATCATGGAAAATTTTTAAGTGATATAATAATAACACTTAAAAAACTTACATGGTTGTAAAATAGCACACCCCTATTGGTGTATTTTTCTTACCACGGTCTCACGAAGACCGTTTTTTGTTGTTTCGTGAGGCTATTAAACTCCATTCATCAATTTTTAAGTTTGTAGCTTCACGTTGACACCAAAAAGCTAACAGCGGACACTCGCCAGTTCAAACAAGTAAATGAATGGCAGAAAAAACAAAAGCAGTTAGAGGTGAAATTAAATCAAAAAGGAGAAAAAATATGGTTCGACGCCAAAACAAAAACTACAAAAAAGAAAAAATGAATAACAACCAAATTGAAGGTATGTCTACTATCGAGAGTATTATTACTATCGGATTAGGGATCTTATTACTATTCATAGGTGGTGGAAGGTATCCAATTATCAATTGGACGAGTTTATACCTACTAGTATTTGGAGTTATTAGCTTAATTAAAAATCTTGAAGAAAGATGGAAAAATGAAAATTGAAGTAAAAGTAATCGATGACACTATTTCAACTTGCCCACATGAGGAGACTCATACCGATAAGTATGATTTTGGTCATGCAGATCCAATTAAGGGTGATTACGTTGATGATTATCAGGATGTTGAAGTTTGCAACAATTGTGGCGCTTGGAGAACGTTTAAGCGTGGCAAATTGATTGAATATCCAGATGGACATAGTAGTGAAGTAGTAGATGACGAAGAAGGAGAATGGCAGGAGCCATTACAATAAAAAATGACAGAGACACGATTATCAATAGCTCAATATATCCGAGAAGATGCTGTTAGCGCTCGTCTTAATGACTTACTTGGTAAACGAGCATCACAATTTATAACGAGTTTAGTTGCAGCAGCGAACGCCAATAAACTACTCAATACTTGTAAGCCTGAAAGTGTAGTTTCGGCGGCACTAATTGCTGCTTCAATGGATCTACCAATTAACCAAAACTTAGGTTTTGCTTACTTAATCCCATACACATTAAATAGGAATAAAAAAGACGAAGAAACGGTCTGCCAATTTCAAATGGGCTACAAGGGCTTTATCCAACTGGCTCAACGTTCCGGTTTTTACAAAACTATCAATGCCACTGAAATAAAAGAGGGCGAAATTATCAATTTTAACCGTCTAAGCGGCGAGATGGAGTTCAAATGGATAGAAGACTCATCTAAACGAGAAAAAGCTCCCACAATTGGCTTCGTGGCTTATTTCAGACTATTAAATGGCTTCGAGAAGTCGCTCTATATGACGGTCGAAGAACTAAATACACATGCCAAGAAGTATTCTAAAAATTTTGCCAAATACGGCTCTGGGCTTTGGAGCGATGACTTTGACTCGATGGCAAAGAAAACCGTATTGAAGCTATTGATTAGTAAGTTCGGTCCTCTAAATACTCAGCTTCAAAAAGCAATTCAAGAAGATCAGGCTGTTGATGGCGAATATGAAGACAATCCTCAACGCAAGCCAGAACTCACAGAATCTCAAGAAGCAGAGATTGTCGAAGAGGTAAGTAATCTAGCTGACCAGTTAGAGCAGGAGAATAAAAAGTGAATGAAAGAGATATAGCTATGCTCAAAAATTTGCGCGGTACTATTTATCATTCTTATGAATATATGCGTGAAGAAATGAGCGAGTATGTAATTTTCGACAAAGGTAAGCCAGACCAACAGATATTTGATGATACTTTTAATGACTTAGCGAGGCTTGGGCAACAAGTTTCAATCTTGATAAAGAAATATGAGAAGAGGACAAAATGAACAACGAGTTAATAGTAAAAATTAACCCAACTGAAATTTTTCAGACACAAAATGAAGGTAAAGATTTTATTGTTAATCCTAATGCTGAAAAAGCAATTATTCGCCTTCTTGAAATTCAAGCTGAGGTCGATAAAGCAGTTGAATTACTTAAATCAGAGATTGAACGTCAAGCATTAGAGTTTAATCCAAATATTTCAGCCATTAAGGGTGAGAAGATTAAAATTAACTATTCTGCTGCTGGAGCAAAATATAAAGACAATGGCGAAGCCAAGTTTCATAGTTCTAAGTTTTGGACGAAAAAGACTACGTGGTCAATCAATTCAAAAGCGATTGATGAACATCGAGCAAAATATTATCGATTACCTGCCGGTATTACAGAAGTAGAACGTAAAAAGACGATCAGAATAACAGTCAGCGAGGCTTCTAATGAATAACGATGGTTTTGGTGCAATTCGTGTCAGTTATTCAATTTTAAATGCTTGGGCGAGTGGAGACATCGATAGGGCTATTGCTCCATATACTGGCGTTAAAGTCGAATCGACTGAAGCGTTGGAGTTTGGCAAAAAGATGCACGGTATTTGGGAACGATATGTCAAAAAACATAAAGCAATCCCGAAAATATTTGGCGGTCGCAAGCTAGAAACACCTGAGGTGGAGTTAGCGACCAAACGAGTCCGTAAATTGACAGATTGGTGTGTAATTTCCGGCGTGTTAGATGTTAAAGACGGCACAACTGGAATCGACTGGAAAACTGGTAAAGCTTCGGCTACTGACTACACCAATTCTAAGCAATCAGAAGTCTATCAAGTGCTTTACCCTGAACTCAAGCGGTTTGAGTTCTATTGTAAGAATCAACATATTCATCACACAGACAAAAGCCATATCACGGTCGGCATTGTTTATCTGAATCGTAAAACACTTGAAGATGGTTTGAACTGGATTCTGACAATGGCGGCAGAACTTCGTGAGTATTTAATCAATAACAGCTATGGCAATAGGTTAGATCAAGGCAAAGGGCTAGAGTAATAATTTAATTTTTAAGGAGAAACTATGAAAAACAACGAAATGAACGATAGATTAAATGAGTTAATAGATAAATTAATCAAGTCTACAGGTGCTAGAACAATTAAACACAAAGAATTAGAGAATTTTGACTCTGCGGTTGAAACAATTAAAAAATGTGTTTCGAAAGATAAACTTATTGGATATATAACTATTGGAGTATCTAATACTGGCGAAGTAGTAAATGCCACAGTAGGCTCAAAATTTGCAATCTATGAGATGATAAATCTGCTTTTTGAAGCCGTAGCAAAAATAGATACCGATCTTGGCGGAAAAATCTTAGAAAAACTTAAATCTAATTTCGAAGAAATAAAAACCTCAAAATCTGAAGATGAAAAGGTCAGTGATAATGACTGTGATGAAGACGATGAGGATAAGAAAGCGAAGAATAAAGTTGCCGAAAAAATCAAAAACATGCTCGCCAAATGTTTTGATATTGATCTTGAAGATTTGTAGCGATAGAGAATTTAAGAAGCTATTAAAAAGCTAAAAGGACTCAAATAAATCGTAATGTGGTGCTGGCAAAATACCCCCTTAAGTAAAACAACCAGTTAAATGTCAATACAGACGCAGCCACTAACTTAGAACTAATAACTATTAACTATTGAATTTCTACTATTGTAGATTTGATAAAAGGTAATTTGTATTATCTCCTCACGTTAGTTTTAAGTTGTTTGTCTCCACTGTATGGTTCAGTATTATGACCTGCAGTGGAGAACCAAAAGAAAGGAGGTAACAAAAAATGAGACGAATTCCAAAATATAATTCAGAACATAGCCTATATGAGCAAATCGCTCGATACTTGCAACTTCAATACCCAAGCGTAATCTATCGCTTCGATGTTGGCTCAGACCTCAAATTGACACCTGGTCAAGCGGCGAAACATAAGAGATTACACCCAGAGCGTGGCTATCCGGATTTATATATTGCAGAGTCAAGTGAAAATATAAATAGCAAAGACTGGAATGGCATTGTACGTGAATGGGGTTTTTATTTCGGTCTCTATCTGGAAATTAAAACCGAATCGAATTCACCCTATAAGAAAGACGGCACTCTTAAAAAAGACCAACACCTCGAAGAACAGGCTAGAATGCTTGAAAAACTGCGTGCGAGGGGTTATAAAGCCGAATTTGGGGTTGGATTCGAGGGGTGTAAGAAAATAATTGATGAATATTTACGTAATTAAATAAAAATCTTGCGAGGAGGTAAAGTGGCAAGAAATTATCAAATATCAGTTCGAAAAACAAACGGGCTGGAAATCTGGTTTGTAAATCCACGAGATATTTATATAAAAAATAAATATGGTTGGCAGAAATTTACGAGGTGGGACGTTCGACAGAGAAATTTCTGGACTTGCCACTGGCGACCATTCATGCGAGCATTGCGAGATTACCGCTATCTAGACATGAGTACGATACGTCGTCTTGCCACCCTACACGATATTAGTATTACAACCGGAAACTTACCTGATTGGGTAAGAAAATCCACAGCTAGAATAATTCCAGAGAAAGGTAGAGCGAGGAATAATGAAAGATTTTATGATAAATCAAGATACTAAAGTTACTCTCTATCTTAAAGAATGTTATGGCTGTGATAGAGCCGGTAAATATACTCCTCTTCACCAGTTTATTATCAATAATCAAATTAAATTGACCAACTTCATTGTTAAAAGGATTGAATTGAACCCTACATGGCAACAAGAAGCAAATTCATTTGATATTGAGCTACCACTAGTAGTTTTTGAGAACGAAGATGGTGAAAGAGAGGCTATTACTTATTCAGAATTTTTAGATAGACAAAAATGAAAGAAGTGCCAAACCGAAAAGCTAAGCTAATGGGATCCGTGTCAGTGAGTCGAGCCACTGATGGCACTCCTCCGAGAAGAGAAATAACAATGAAATTATCAACAATTAATCAAATAGTCGAAGCAATTTTAGCCCAGACTAAATCAGATATAAAGCTTGTCCACGAAGACGTTCGAGAGGCGACGTTTAAGCGAGTGGCGAACGAAGCCACCATAATTTTGAAGACCGCCATGATATGCGAAGCTCGTGGAATTGATGAGGCAATGAATTATTACAATGGAGTACACAGTCCAAATGAATACCAAGACTTCAGAACTAGTGTAGTAGACTACGATGTTAGCCTCTGTAAAAATTGCTGGTGTATGACACACACAGTAAATGGTAAGTGCGGAAAGTGTGGCGCTATAAAGGAAAATTTATGAAAAAGATGCGCACATACGTAAAACCAGCTACTCCGATCAACTACATAATCCGCTATACCGCCCACGATGACACTAAACATAAAATTATGAACTCTAATTTATCAGAAATTAAAAAGACAGAGCGATTTTTGAGAGAGAAAGGAGTGAAAGATATTGATATTGCAGTAACATTACCACAAAAACCAAAGGGATCGGAAATGTTCCCGGTTAATCACTAAGGAGAATTATATGGATGTCGACAAAACCAAATACATAGTTATAAACGAATCAGTAATAGGTTCAATTATTAAAGATATAGTTACATTTTCAATGTTTGCCGGATTACTTATGTTTAATCATCATCTACTAGGTGGATCTACGGTCGTAGATGTTATGTTCATTATTTTAACTCTAGGATTTCTCGCCGGGAAACATAGCAAAACTCGCTTTGAGGGGACAAAAGAAGAAGTCATTAAGTATTTAAGCGAGAATAAATAAAATGGAAGAAAAATATAAGAACTATTTGGAAATGCCTTATGAAGAGTTTTTTGATGCAACACATATGTGTTCTAGTTATGATGGTGGAGATTATATTTATGCCGTTAGTAAAGAGAATGATGATAAAGAGAGTCGATTAAGTTACATAGAATATTTGACCAAAGAAAAGGGGTATGAATTGTAATGCGTGAATTAAAGTTCAGAGCATGGTATAAACCAGAAAAGAAAATGATTTATAACATCCAAAATGAGTTCGAAGAAAGAATCGAACTTGGCATGGACTGCTTTTCTGATTATTTAAAAAATGATGATTTTATTGTCAACCAGTTTACAGGTCGTACTGACAAAGAGAGTAAAGATATCTATGAAGATGATATCTTACTCATTATTGGTCAGGGCTATTTTAGAGTAACATGGGATAGAGATAACTGTAAGTTTTATTTACTTCCGTTAGAAGACTACCTAGACAAAATGCCTCTTGATAGGAGTTGGGAGATAGATTATGAAGTTGAAGGTAATATTCACGAGAATAAAGACCTACTTGAATATATCGAGAAAGATCAGAAAACGAAATGAAAAAAAGTAAGAGTAAAAAGGTAGCAAGACCTAAATCTGTCGTAAAGCCCACTACTAAGAGCGGACATAAGCTAACGCCTCAGCAAGAGTTATTCTGTCAGCTTTATGCAGGCGATAGAGAGTTTTTTGGTAATGGCGTTCAAAGTTACATTGAAGCTTACGGTGTCGATACAAGTAAGCCTGGGTGGTATACAACTGCTCGGGCTGGTGCACATGAGAACCTCACAAAACCTCACATTTTGGAACGAATCGATGAAATCTTCGAAGCCCATGGTCTTAATGACCAATTTGTAGATAAACAACTCGAAAAGCTTATAGTGCAGGATGCTGATTTTAACGCCAAGATGAAAGCAATTGCTGAATATAACAAACTGAAAGCTCGCATCACGGAGAAGCGTGATATTACATCTGGTGGTGAAAAGATAGAAATACCAGTAGCGCTGGTGGAGTTTGTGGATGGTGATAGCAAAAACACTCGTAAAGCTACCAAGTGAGTTTAAGCCGCTTTTTGATAGCTGGTGGCGACATGCAGTTATTGAGGGTGGACGTTATTCTTTAAAGAGCCATACCGTGGCTCGGTTTTTGTTATTAACGGCTCGTTCAAGGCGAGTACGTATTGCTTGCTTACGTCAGTTTCAGAAAAATATAGCAGATAGCTCATATCAACTTCTGATTGACTTAATCCAACAATATGGCTTTTCAGAGTTTGTTTGGACAAATGATACCATCACGAATACCAACACTGGATCAACCTTCATCTTTAAAGGTCTTGATCGAAACGTGGAAACAACCATCAAATCGCTTGAAGGCATTGATATTGCGTGGATTGATGAAGCTCAAACCATTACTCTTAAATCAATACGTATTCTCAACCCTACTATCCGTAAGCCTGGTAGTAAAATTATTTGGACGCTAAACCGCCTCACTGACCTTGACCCTGTGATTTCCTATTTCATCACTAACCCACCGCGTAAAGATGTTTGGCATCTAGAAGTAGATTATCGAATTGCACAGAAAAACGGTTGGCTCTCTAATGAAATCCTTTATGAAATCGAACAGGCTCGAATAAATCACCCAGAAGATTATGCTCACGATTATTTAGGTAAAGCACTGGCTATCTCGGATAAAAATATCATCCAGACCGCCCAGGTGATTGAGGCGATGGGTAGAGACGTTGATGACGAGGGGGCGATTGAAGTTGGCGTGGATGTGGCTCGTCTTGGTGGCGACCGCACTGTGTTTGTGAAGAGAAAAGGTCTGAAAGAAATCGGACGAGCTTCATATACTAAAAAACGCACAACTGAAGTTTGTGATCTACTAGTTAATTTTATTGGTGCGGACAAAGATGTCCTAATCAAAATTGATGATACTGGCGTAGGTGGTGGCGTAACGGACGAGATGATCGCAAAAGGCTACAATATTATTCCAATCAATTTTGGAGCTAAGGCATCAAATCCCGACAAATATCCGAACCTTATTTCAGAAGCATGGTTTTACCTACAATCTATTATCGACCAAATTTCAATCACAAATGACAAAGATTTATTGGTCGAACTATCGAATCGTGAGTGGAAGATGGATAGCAAAGGACGTAGGGGCGTTGAGAGTAAAGATGACTACAAAAAACGAGGCTTTCGTTCACCTGACCTTGCAGATGCTACAATTCTTTGTTTTTACACTCCACCTGAGCCGCCAAAAATCGAATATGGTGGAGTAATCGTTGGTTAGATATAACATTTTATATTATTTAAATTAAGAAAAATGACTATTTTCTCTCTGTTATTTTTGGTATTTTTGCTTCTTATATATTCAACTATATAAGTAAAGATATAACATTATCGTTTTATTCATCTGCCACCCTGTATAGACGCATAATCTATTGCAAGGAAATATTTCATGCTTGATAAATTAAAGAGATTATTTAACGCAAAATCAAAATCAGCATTATATGATACTAGCTCTCATCCTGCTGGTTATTATCGCCCAATGCCACTTGCTTATAGTTTTTATAAGGGCAATAGTTATGATAATACCTACCCGTCAATCAAAGCGATTGTTAATAAATTCATCGTTATTAGACCATACGCAATAGACGCTAATGGTAAACCTATCAAAAATAATCCAAACGTCGTAAACGCACTATATCGCCCAAACAAGCAGATGTCTGCAACAGACTTTCGTGAAGCCTTGGCTGTAATGACGTTAGTCCATCCGAAAGTGTATTTGCTTTTGTGGCATTATGAAGGCAATACGGCTTATGCTGGTGGTGATATTACTGAAAATAATTTTGCTGGTCTAACATTCTTAGAGGGCGTAAGTGAAGTCGTTAGTGGTGGTAAGAAATATTATCAATGTAGCGGTTCAACTTATAGTGAGAATGAAGTAATTGAAATCTATTCAGGTTATGATCCATACAATTTAAGCCGTGGATATGCACCAAGCAACGCTATTCAGAAATGGGCTAATGTTGACGATTACATTGCAGCTTATCAAGCAGGCTTCTTTGAGAATGGTGCCGTGCCAGCTGGTCAATTTATCGTTACAGCTAAAGATAGGGCGCAGTTTGAAGATATTGTTAGTAAAATGCAAAGCTCACACCGTGGAAGTGGCAGAAATAATAATGTCATCTATTCACATCGTCCTATTGACCCTGCAACCGGAGCAGCAACATCTGCACAAATTGAATGGGTGCCATTTTCTCAATCCAATAAAGATATGTCGCTTGATTCAGTTTTTAAGCAGGCTAATGACAAGATTGATAGCGCCTTTGGCGTGCCAGCTTCAATCCGTGGCGTAAATGATAATAATACCTATGCCTCAGTTCGTGTAGATGAACAAATCTTCATTAAATATACCGTAGAGCCATTTGCGACTAAGATTTATTCGAGGCTGACCCATGAACTAAATCGTGTTACTGGTGGTCTTGGCTATGCTATCACGTTTGACTTAGATATACCTGGTATTGCCGATGAGGAAAAAATTGATGCCGAACGAAAAATGACCGAGTTTAATTTAATCAATCAGGCAGTGATGAATGGCTACTCACTCGATTCAGTAGTTGATGCATTTAATTTATCTAAGGGATATAAGCTGCTTAAACAAGGCTATGTTAAGCCAGTTATTGTGAATGATAAGCCGGAAGTAGATGAGGGTGATGAAGTAGAAGACGCTCCTGATTCAACGCAGTCTAATGATGCAGATAAAAATAAAGCAATTGATATTAATCAAGAAAAACATCTCGATCACTGCACTTGCAGTCATAAAGCTCACACCCCGACCAAGCAGGAGCAGAAGTTTATTGATGATGTTTCGTCTGTTTTGAGAGACCAGATGAACCGTCAGATTGAACGTGCGATTGAGAATAATGAGCTTAATAAAGATGTAAATGATATTGATGAGGAAGAAGCAAATAAAACCGCACAGGAAATTCTAGCGTTCGTTATTGCTTATATGTTAGTAAGGGGTCAAACAACCTACACAGAGGGTATTGCATTACTTAAAGCAAATAACATCCCGATTGACGCTACTTCTGAATTTATTGTATCAACTCTAACTCGTGCTGATTATCAAGCATACCTAGTGAATGTAGCTAAATCATATTCTAAAGAAACTGCAGAAAGTATTCGTAATGTTCTGGCTCAAGGTCAGGAAATGGGGCTAAATAAAGAAGAATTAGCCACTCGACTACGTGAGATTATGAATACTGACGAATGGAGAGTGCAGAGACTGGCACGCACCGAAGAACATCGTTCTGCTGGTAAAGCTAGTGTAGATGCAATGATACAGCTAATGCATGAGACTGGTGCAAAAATCTATAAGACATGGCATACAACCTCCGCACATCCATGTGAGTTTTGCCAGGCTATGGAAGGAAAGGAAGTGTTGGTGGACGAACCATTCTTGCGAGAGAACGAGAGTGTTCTTGGAGTTGACGGTGGTATATTTAATAATAACTTCGTAGATGTTGACAGCGCTGGCTTACACCCGAACTGTCATTGTCGAATGAAAATGAGAGCAACACTGTAATGAAAATCAAATGTCCGCACTGTGATAGATATCTGTTTGAAACAGACAACACATTGATTGTACAAAATGTAAAATGTTCATATTGTAAGAAACGTTTCAATCTCAAGGTTGTAACACCTCAATCATCCGAAGCTGATATTAGACTTAAAGTAGATTAAAGAATTGGCGGTTCACTCCAAGTATATTTAGCTAGACAGAAATTATATTTGTCTTTAGGATGTAGTTTGTTTTGGCAATCTTTGAACGGAATTGGCATCTTCTCTTCTGCATCTTTAATTTTAATCTTTTTACCATACCTAGATCTACAAATTTCACAGCAACTATTACTAGATACATATAGGTAATCTTGCCCAGGATTATTTAGCATAATCATGAGCTTACAATAAGCAATATTATTTTCGACACTAGACTCTAACAGTGATCTAGGATCTCTCCCACAATCATTTTCATATATTGCAACCAAATGTTCCAGTCGCTCTACTGCTTTTACCATCCTTAATGGATCATTTGATAGGGTATCCGGAAATCTTCGCATTATATCCCATATCACATCGCGAGAAGCTGGTTCGACCGGAAAAGATTTGCGCCGACTTTCCAAAATATTTCTTGCAAAATCAACAGTTATATCGAAGTCTGGCATATTAAGCATATGAGAAAAACAATCCGCCGCAACTGCATCTTGAGGCTTTAATAAATCACTAGCAAATAATCTATTATTAGATTTTACATAAAATTGATTGCCACACTCTGGGCATTTTCTGCCACGGGTAGGTGGCTCATCAAAAATATGTCCACAATGTGGGCATGCATTGGTATTACGATTTTGATAATCGCCATAAACTGTCGTCAATTCTTTAATTCCATCTTCAATTAAACTTAAATCATGCCCATCATCTTTATTTAAGTAAGATTCTAACTCTTCAGGAGAGCTAAACGTCATTTTCCCACCAGTAGAAGAAGTGTATCGGATATTATCAATACTAATACCTTCCAGTTTAGACATTTTCTTTAATGTGTCTATATTTTCTTCGGAAGCATTATTTTTTACTAAGTATGTTTCGCCAGTTGTTTTAGTTTTTTGTTTAATAGCTATTTTTTTATTATAAAAATCTTGTGCTTTTTTCTTAATTTCGTCGAGCAACATAATACCTCCATATGTTACTGCTTATTTTATCACGTTTTACTGCCACCCTATATCTTTACATAATCACTTTTGATGAAGCAGATGTCCATATGGATGCAGAATCGCAAATATTAAATTAACTCTAAGGAAAACATGACAATTAAACAAAAAATTGTTTCAGTTACTGGCAGGCTCTCTACTAAGAGTGTTGATGGTGAAAGAAGAATTGTCTTTGTTGCAAGTTCAAATAACGAAGATCGTCATTATGAGCATGTAGATGTAGCAAGCTTACGTTTGCCTCTAAAAGGTGGCGGAGATATCACAGTCTCATCTATCCCAAGTGAAGGCGTAAGTGAAGTTATTGATATTCCTTTAATGTTGAACCACAGCGGTGATGTTCGTGATGTAATTGGCTCCATTCGTGCTGCTTACTTCTCGAACAATGAACTGACATTTGAGGCTGGTATTTCCAAGCGAGAAATCGCCCAAGAAATGCTCACACTGCTTGAAGAAGGTCATCTGTCTAATGCGTTCTCAATCACAATGATTGATTACGATTACAATATTGACTCTGAAACAATCAGCAAAGCTGAAGTGATTGAGGTCTCACTGGTCTATCGTGGATCCAACAAGGAAGCAAGATTACTTGCCATTAAATCTTTATTAGGAGACGAAATGAAGACAAAACAAAACGACAATTTTGGTGATGCTAATGGTGATGGAGAAAACCACACGGTCATTCCTGAAGCCGCAGAAGCTAAAGCTCCTGAAACAACATCAGAAGCTCCCGAAACAGTTGGCGAAACTCCTGCTGGAGAAACAGAAGCTCCTAAGGCTCCTGATAATTCAGAGGAAGAAGCCACTAACGAGTCAGAGGGTGAAACTCAAGAAGTACTCGAAACTAATAATACTGAAGAAAAGGAAGAAACTATGAACAACAAAGAAATTGCAAAAGATGCAGTTGTGGAAAAAGGTGTCATGCCTAATCAGCCAGCTTCTGCAAATAACTATCTCAAAACAAAAGCTGCACTTGTAGATTTTAAGAATATCGTTCTCAAAAACCACCGTGGTTCCAATGAACAAATCATGCGTGAATGGAACGAAAACCTTAAATCTAAAGGTGTAACCGGTGATGCCATCATGCCATCCCAGATTGAAAATATCTTCTTCAAGGCTTGGGTCGATAATCCTGGTATTTTGGCAACTTTCCGTACAGTAGGGGTTAAAAGTGCTGCCGTTTACGCAATTGGTACTAGTGATACCGCTAATGGACACAAAAAAGGCGATGCAAAAGCTGACCAGTCTCTGACCAACGTTCGTCGTGATCTTAAAGGTCTTGGTATCTACAAAAAGCTTCCAATTGACTTGCAAGACCTCTACGATGATGAAACTGGTGAATTGCTTGCCTTCCGTGTTGAAGAATTAGCTGCACGTGTCGCTAACGCTATTGCAGTCGGTGCTTTAATCGGTCAAGGAACTGGCGATAAGGCTACCTTACAAGGTACTCGTGGTCTTTATCCAATGCTTTCCGACATCAATGCAACTAGTGGTTATGGTTCAAATGTTGCTACCAAAGTTACAGGTGAAACTGGAGAGGGCAGCTATGAATTGGCAGTCCGTGCCGTTGGTGCCGTCAAGGACGAGAAAAACGCAGGTAAAATCTTGGTTGTACCGACTGGATTTACTACTGAACTCAAATTAGCTAAAGGTTCTGACGGACACTTGATGTTCCCAGCAGGCTCTAACTTTGCTAATTTACTTGACGTAAAGCAGATCTTTGAAATTGACGAGCTTGTCGGTAAAGACGTTAAGGCTATTGCATATGCTAACCAAAGCTACGTTTTAATTGGTGAACCTACCGCAACCGTACGTACCGACTTCGACACCAATAAAAACCAAGACGTTATGCTTACTGAGCGTTATGTTGGTGGTTCTGCCCAAGGCTACAAAACCGTTGCTGGCGCATTTGCACATGCTTAATCAATTAAACTAAGGAAAGGACGATCAGATGAATAATTACCGACCTGTGCTATCACAAGATGAAGTAGTTGCTCTGCTTGGTCGTCCTCTTTCTGAGGTTGAAGCTAAGAACTTTAATATCTACTTTGAAATCGCTGATTTAAAACTAAAGGATCTACTTTGCTTATCTAATCTTCCAAATCCAATTCCTGCTGACCTCAAAATGCTTCTAGCTAAAATGTTTGGCAGTATTAAAGCGACACAGGATTTTGAGCATAATAATGGGGTGGAATCGAAACGAGTAGAAGATTTTTCTATCAACTATACAGCTGACAAGAAGAATCCGATGAGTTTAGTTTTATCTAATGAAAGTGCAACGCTATTAAAGTACAGTCAATGTTCGAGCGGCATTATGCACGGAAAGACGATGTTATGACCGTGTTTGATATGTTTGTTGAGGTACCCTTTGAATATCTAACGATTAGCCGAGGTGAAATATATGGTAACCGAATTATCGGTCAAAAAACTCTCCGAGGTATCGTTAAGATTAAAGAAGGTATGGTCTCGCAGGGCAACCAAGAAACACGAAAATCTAATAATACCGTTCATGTCCACCCAGAAGATTTTACTGGCTTAACTTGCGAGCAGATTATCGGCAACGGTATTCGCTATAACAATACTGATTATTCGATTGTTGGTGTAACTGAAGGGCGTAATTTCGATACTAATGAAATTGAACACTTAACCTTAACGCTTGAAAGGGCTGAATATGCCGGTGATAATTAGAACCAACACGAAGCTTTTCGAGCGAGTCGAGCGAGAGAACTGGAGAAATGGTTTACGTGCTATGGGTGATAGAATCCTGATGGATGCTATTGCATTAGCTCCAGAATTAACCGGTGATCTAAAAAGTGATGGACGAGTTGAAGTTGTGTCTGATTCCGAAGTACATGTTAAGTTCGGGGATGCTAGGGTGCCGTACGCCAGACGTCGACACTTTGAGAATAAGAAAAATCCTCATACTAAGTATTATCTGCAAAAAGCTGGTGATAATGTTGTTGCTAAGCTTGGCTTCAAGGAGTTTTTGAAATGATTGTATTGTCATTACTTAAATTCCTCGAAGATAACGGTCTAGGTAAAATTGATCAGGATTTATTCTGGGAGAAAATCGGCTTAGGCAAAAATGGCATCTATATTGCCAGCGTCGGAGCGTCTCAAGACAGAGGTATGCGTAATCGTCAAGACTACATCTTTTATTCGAGAGGCAAAACTGACATCGAGAGCTATCAGAAGCTCGAAGAAATAAGAAAGTTCCTAAATAACTCATACGATATCTGTACACTCCCACCTGTACCGCCAGTGTTCAATCGGGAGTATCATAATGTAACGATTATGCCACCATCATCCATTACTAATGTAGGATTAGACACTAATGGACGAATGGTCTGGTCGTTTGCTGGCACAATCTATTACTAATAACCATAAAGGAGAATATATGGACGAAACACTTATGGCTGGTAAATGGGAAATGAGCATTGGAAATACCCTTATTCCAGCAAAATGTCTTGGCGATATTACGCCAAACTACGCTGAAGGTACAGTAGAAGCGAAGACTCAAGCAGGTACTCGAAAGCAACCATCTGGTAAAGCTGAAACTGCAGAACTAACCTTTACCGTTTATTTGCCAAACTTGGATTATCTAAAAGTCCTCTGGGCAGACGCTTACCAAAAACCTACTGCTGAAGCTCAAAAAACTGGCGCAATTGTATTCGGAAGCAACAATTGTAGCATGCGTAAAGCATTGCCTGTTAATATCCATCCAGTTTGTGAAAAAACCGACGATAATGATATCCACATTTTTGCAGGTCTCGTAAATATGTCATTTAACCCGACATTATCTACAACAGATGCAGTATCTATTGAAGCAACCCTACAAATGCAACCAACAGATAATGGTTATTTCCGCGTTGGCACTGGTGATTTATCTAAGCCATCAAAGTGGGATGTAACTGCGCAGAAGACCATTCCAGTTGCTGCACACCAATAAAGTCTTAATAACTAAAATAAGCTCTTAGTAGGAGCTTATTTTTTTATAGATGCCATTTATGTTTTTTTGAGAAAGTAAAGTAAATTACAGGAATGTAGGCAAAAATACCTCCAAATAAGAGCCATAAGATAATTGAATGCTCGACTGGATAAGTTTTTGGACTATTTTTCTTCTTATTTTTTTCGTTGTTTTGAATAACAGTCCATGCTCCAACGAATGTACCCATATCCATAATACTTCAATTATAACATATTTTCAGAAAAGCACAAGTTTTTATTGCCACCCTGTATAGACCCATAATACTAAGCATAAAAAGGATTTTAATTGCAATGTCAGTATCTATTTCAACATCAGTATATACAAAACAAATCACTGCCGAGATTGATGGCGTAGAGTTTAAAGTTACGCCAATGTCTTCAGCTCAAACATTATCTTACGTCGATTTATGCGACGAATTAAAAGAAGCGCGAGGTACTAATGATCCAACGAGAGTTAAAGAGGTTATTAGAAACTTGAGCGACATTCTTTACAGCGTGTTTGATAAGCCGGATGAAGCTCGCAAAGTGCTTGCGAAAGTGCCAATTGAGGGCATTCTTGAAATCTATCAAAAGATTGTAGGTGAAAAACCTGATAATCAGGAGTAAATATGGCAAATCTGCTTGATTTAATGACTCCAGAAGACCGTGAAGCGGTAGAAGTAGCTTTTAAGAAGCGAATGTCTGGAGACAACACATTCCGCAAAGGTAAAGTATCTAGAGTAGCTTATTTACTAGCTGAACTTGGTATGCTTTATGGCTGGGAAGCGATCGTTGCGGCAAAACGTGGCTATATCGAAACTTTTGATGAGCATACTGGTAAAAAGCAGAAGATGCCATTATCCATGGAAGAGCTATCAGCCTTAGTGGATGCTGGGCAGAAGGTTAAACATAGTGATTATGTAAACTACGCAAGAATCGTTTGTGTCGGTACTGGCAGCGCTTTTAGTAAGAACCCTAACGAAACACTTCGTGATGGGATGAAACCATTTATTGATGGAGTGAATAAATAATGAGTACCAGCAGTACTGTAGTCGGTGAAATTGAATATCGAGTCAAAATTGATACTAAGGATTTTAAGTCCGAGATTTCTCATGTCGAAAAAACGATGAAGACTGAACTGGGTTCTGCTGGTGATAAAAGTGGTAAAGATTCAGGTGAAAAAGCTAGCCATGGCTTTGGAGAGAAGTTCAAAAATGGTCTAAAAAACATTGGTAATGGCTTTTTGGCTGGCATGGGTGGATTTATGGGGCAAAAACTCATGTCTGGTTTCCAATCAGCGTTTTCTAGTCTCACGAACATTTTTAAATCATCAATCTCTTCGTTTAGTGATTATGAACAACTTACTGGTGGCGTAGAAACTTTATTTAAGGATTCTCAAAATCAAGTATTCCAATATGCAGACAATGCTTATAAAACTGCTGG